GCCCCCGAGGCGATGGCGGCATGAAGCTACAGATTTCGCTCGACGCCCCCCACGCCGCCGTCGCGGTTGACGCGAAGGGCGAGACGGTCGAGCTACGGGCCGTCTCGGCGGGCGTCGAGGCCGTCCTTGTGCTCGGCCCCGCCGTCGCGGATCAGGTGGGCCGAGCCCTACGCGTCGCGTCCGCGCGCGTGACTGGTAAGCGCCCCCAACCCCCTCATGAATTCTGGCGTTGCGCCCGTTGCGGCTCGGCGTTTCCCGATCATGATTGCGGCGTGGCGCCGTGATTGTGTGCGGGACGTGCGGCGCGGGCGTGGCGTTCCCTACCATGCGCCTATTCCGCCGCCACAACCAGCGCAAGCACGGCGGCAAGGCCGAGCCCTTCCACGTGGGCGGATTCGGCGGGCCATTGCACGCCCCCGTCCTCAAGCGCCCCAAGTAAGAGGACGGCCCCCCCGTGGCCCCCGGTCACGTATGAAGGGCCACGACAAGGCCGCCCCGCCGCCAATGATAGCGCGAGAGGCCCAGGGCCGAGGCCGCCCGGAGATGGAAGCGGCCCCGCGCCCTTGGGCGTCAGATAGGGCGCTCGGGCGCCGTTCGACAGTCCCGCACGCAGTCCGGATAGGGACACGTAAAGCACGACGCCCACCACTTGCAACCATCCGGGACACTCGGGGGCGCCGCCTCGTGTGGGTTCACGGGGCCGCGCGAAGCGTCGCCCAGGGACACGCCGCCGATGCGTAGAATGAGCCCGCTCATTCCGCCCCCATGAGTCCCGAGACGGCGGCGGCCTTGGCCGCGTCCATGCCGCCCGCAACCATCGAGGCGAACGCCCGCGCGCGTCCCGCCAAGTCCGAGGCGAACAGGCGCTCGAAGCTCAGGGCCACGGGGGCGTCGAGCTTGTCGCCCAGCTCGGCGGCCACGATGGCCCCGAGGGGCGCGACCGTCCCGTGAAGGAATCGGCGCCATGCTTCGCGTTGGCCCGAGCCGTCCGAGCCCTGGGCGTACAGCATGGGCGGGACGCCGCACGCCGCGAGGGCCGCGAGGGCCGCGTCTCGGCGAAGCTCGACCGCGGGGGCCGGAGGGCTCGCCCCGAGGCGGGCGGGGCGCCAGTCCGCGCGGCCCGTGTGGGGGCCGTCTCGGCCCCAGTCCTTGAGCGTCGTCTCGACTAGGGCCGTTTGACCCGCGAGGGCCGCCAGGTCCCGCCGCAAGTCCTCGACCGTGGCGTCTTGGCCGTCCGTTGGAATCGGGAGCACATAGCCCACGCGGGCGCCCGCCTCTTGGCCGAGGCGAAGCTCGGCCCCGGCCGCGAGCTTGGCCGTTAGGTTCGCGCGGGCGAGCGGCCCCACGCCCTTCCACGGGCGGGCCGCGTCCACTGAGTAGCGAAGATGCACGACGGCCCCGGCCGGCACGATGCGGAATTCGGGACGCGACGGGGCGGGAAGCTCGACGCGGTAGCGCCACGACTGGGGGGCGGCGCCGCCCGAGACTTCATGCGAGGCCGTGGGCCGAAGGGCCACGCCCTCGGCGTCCACTTGGATCACGGCCACGAGCTCGCCCGTCGTCACGAGCGCGCGGCCCACGAGCCCGAGGAACGCGGGCGACACGGCCCGCGTGGCCGCCGTGTCCGGCGAGACTTCCGCCGAGGCGAACGCGTGCGCCATCATGGCGGCGGCGAATTCGACCGCCGCCGTGGACTCGGCGGCGGCGCCCGCGTCGCCCCCGGCCCGGGCTATGAGCGCGTCCACGAGCACGTCGGTATATCCGGCCCGCTTCTCCCGTGTCCACGGCCAACGCATGGCGCCCCCCTAGACCGTCATATAGACGCGGACGGTTGCGCCCCGGATGCTCAACGTGTGGGAGAAGCGGAGACGCATGAAGGGCGTTCCGTCCATCGTCCCGCCCGTCACGTATGCCTGAGAGTGTGCGAAGCTCGTGCCGAACGCCCGCGAGATTCGGAGCTGAAGCTCCACGTCCGCCGCCACGGCCCGATTGAACGCCCCGCCCGAGAATTCGCCCACGATAAGACGGCCGCCCACGTCTTCTATTTGCAAATCGAGCCGCGCGCGGTCCGGGATGTCGTGCTCAAGATCGAAGCTCCCGCCCGTCTCGTTGAGCGCGTTCGCCGGGATGGTGAACGAGCCCAAGAGGACGGGCTCGGGCGGCTCGTAGGGCTCGGCGGCCTCGCGGGGCGCGGCCTCGTGCTCGTGGGGCGGGAGCGCGTGCTCGTGCTCGGGAATCGCGGCGGCGGCGGGGCCGCCCCCGAGGACTCCGGCCCGATGGTTGCGCCACGGCGCGAGCACGGCCTCGGCGCCCGAGCGCGAGAACGCCCCGGCGTAGTTTCCCGCGTGGGCCGTGGGCGAGTCGTAAAGGTAGCCCGCCATGCGGATAACGGCCTCGTTCAGGATGGCCTCGGGGGCGTTCGGCGCCCATCGCTCGGCGTGGGCCGCCGCTACGGCCACGAGGCGCGTGAGCGTGGCGATTTCCTCGACGTCCGGGCTCGTGAGCTTGAGCGCGTCGCCCAACTCTGCGGGCTCAATCGTTACCACCATATGCGCCTCCGGGCCACGTGGCCGGGGTTGCCGCGCGGCGCCCTCGTGACGACCGCGAGGCCCGTAAGAACGGCCTCGTTCACTTCCTCAATGAGCACGTCCGAGCCCACGGCCTCGGGCGTGATAGTCACGGCGTTCGGGACGGCGGCGGGCGGCGGAATCCGGAACAGGGGGGCCACGCCGAAGCGGGCGGCCCCGCCCGTCATCTGCGCGCGGAAGTCCCGCACGTATGACGTATCAGGCAGGCGCTCGACGCGGAAGTTGAGCGCGCGTTCCGAGTCCTCAAGCTCAAGCGTGCGCGCGAGCTTCGAGGCTAGGGGCCGGTCATACGAGCGCCCGAGCACGAGATTTATTTCGCGGCCCGGGTCTTCCATTGCGAAGCGGAACGCCCCCGAGCGGACGCGTTGCTTCCGGACGCCCGCGCGTTGGCGTTCCTCGTGGGCCGGGGCCTGTTCGGCCCTATCGGCCACGATGGTATCGACGCCATAGGCGAACGAGCCCACGAGGCCGTCGCCCTCGGCGCGGACTTCGCCCACGTCGAGCCCTTCCATGCGGGCGGCCACGAGGGCGCCCGGGTAGGCCGGTCGATCGACCAGGCCGAGGCCGGACAAGTCCGCGCCCTCGACCACGCGGACGCGGCCCTCGTGGCGCTCCCGCGTGGCCGCGAATTCGATACTGATACCACGGAGCACGCCCGCGCGCACGAGCACGAGCGCGTCCTCGGCGTCCCGCGTGGGCGGAAGCTCGGCCCGGACCTCGAGGGCCCGGGGCCCGTCCACGAGCACGAGGCCGCCGCCGCCCGTGCGCGCGAGCATACGGGAGCGTTCATGCTGAAGGTTCAGGATGACGTCGAGCGCGCCCACGGGGCCGAACGCCCCGGCCTCGAAGCGTTCCGCGCCCCACGGGAGACGCGCGACGTCGTCATACGGCATGACGCCGCTCAAGCGCCGCCCGTCGGCTCGGAGCTCGGTGAATCGGCGTTCCAGCATTGGCCTACGCGAGCTTGAACTTTTGCCACGCGTAGGGGGCCGTCCGGACGATTTTGAACGCCCACAACGCGATAGCCGTCACGGCGATTTCGCCCGAGGCCGCGTTCGTGTAGGGATCTCGGATAAGCTCAAGGCCCTCCCACACGGGCGCGATGGCCGAGCCCGCCCCGCCGGTCGAGTACGTGATGGCCCCCTGGACGTTCGAGGCGGGCGCCGGGACGTTCGCGGACGTGCGGACGCCGCCCGAGTGTTGGGCGAGATAGTCCGTGCTCGCGACGTCGCCCGCCGCGTTGAACTTCCCGGCCGCGAGCTTGTACGTTGCAGGCCCCACGAGCATCCGGACATCGCCGAGCCCGTGCGCGTGTTTCCCGTCCACGCCCGCCACTTGGGCCGCGAGAATCGAGGCGAACGTGGCGACGGCGGCGGGATCTTCGGGCGCCGTTAGGGCGTTCAGGAATCCGGCCACGTTCGGGGCCGTCCCGTCGCCCGCGAGCACTTGCGCGTCCATCGCGTCCGACATGGCGGCGCGCAAGTCCGCGCGCAGCGCGTCTTCCATGCCGCGCAGTTTGGCCAAGTCCTCGACGCGGAATAGGTAGCGGGCCGTGAGCCGGATAGCTTCCAGCGTCTCGACCTTGAACGTTGCGGCCTCGGCGTCCTTGGCGGCGCCGGCCTCGGCCATCGTGGCCGTGGCGCCGGCGGTCATCACGGGAAAGAGCGACGCGCCCACGGGAACGCGCGGCATGGCGACGCCGAGGAACGCGGCGGCGCTCCGGGCGAACACGCGCGCAATGATGCCGCGTTGGTTTCCTTGGATAGTCGTGGGGGCCGTCGTGGCGGCGTCCGCGCGTTCCTCGGGCTCGACGGGAAGCAACGTCTCCCACGGTATGACGCCCTCGCGGGCGTGCTCGCCCATGATGGCCTGTCGGTACTCTTGGGCCGCGCCCTCGGCGGGGCGCCCCTTGGCCGTTTCGAGCAAGTAGTCCCGGAGCTCGACGCGGCCCCGGAGCTCGGCAAGCTCCCGCGTCTCGGGGGCCTCGGCGCCCTTGGCCTTCTCGGCCTCGTGCTCGGCCTTCTCGGCCTCGTGCGCCTCGGCCACGGTGGCCGCGCGGTAGCGCGTCTCAAGCGTTCCCAGTTCCGCCGCGAGGGCGTCCACTTCGGCGCCGTCGGCCTTTTCGTCTCCCGCAAGCTCATTGAGCCGTTGGCGCACTTCGGACATTCGGACTTGTATCTTCTGTGATTCGATCATGCCGGGGCCTCCGCGAGAATGAGTAAATACCGCCCGCGCTCGGCGGACGGCGTGAGTCCTCGGACGCCCCATTTCGTTCCGGCGGCGTCCACGATTTCGGCGCTCGTGTCGAGCCCAACGGGCCCGGGTGCGCGAATGACAAAGACTTGACGGCGAAGCGTGACGGCGCCCGCGTCTCGGTAGATTTCCTGTGCGCGGGCCGCGCTCATGGGGCGTTCCTCGGCCCATACGCGCGTCGAGATTTCGGCCCCGCCCGTCGGAAGGTTGAACGCGTCCCGGCCGTCCGGCCCGAGGCGCGTGAGCACGGTGACGCGCCTGTTGAGCTTGGGCTCAAGCGGGGCGAACGTCCGGGCCATCACGTCGCGAGCTCCTGAACGAGCGCGCCCCACGCGGCGCCCTCGGGCGTGGCGGGCGTGGCGTGCTCGCGGACGTGATGCTTCCGGCAGAGAACGCGTAGGTTCTCGGGCTCATTCGTCCCGCCCGCATGTTGGGGCGTGACGTGGTGGACTTCGAGCCGCGAGGACTTGCCGCACTCGGGAAGCTCGCAGCGGTAGGCCGCTCGCTTTAGGGCGGCGCGGCGGGCGTGATACCAGTTTGGCCCATGATGTGCGCTTGACACGAAACGGCCCCGTTTCCTTCTGGGAGAACACGGGGCACGTGGGCCACGGGAGCGGGCTCATTCCCTAGTGGCCGCGATAATAACAGGGGGGGCGGGACTGTCAAACGAGGCCGAGATAGACGCCGCGCCGTGGGCGGCGTTCCTCGGCCTGTCGGCGGCGCTCGCCCTCGGCCACGGCCAAGATGGCGGCGGCGGCGGCGTCGTCTCGGGCGGCCTGTCGGCGTCCCGCTTGCGCGCCCTTCGCGAGCTTCGCATTTCCCGCCGGATCGACGGCCACGACGGCCTCGGCCATCGCGGAACGCATCAAGAGGCTCGGGGGCGTCGCGAAGCGCCCATCTATCGCGGCCCGCCGGAACGTCCGGACGTCCTCGCCCCCGTCCTTGAATCCTTGGCCCCGGGACACGAGGCCCCCGGGCGGGAGTCCGGACTCCTCAAGGGCCTGTAGGAGCTCGGCCTCGCGCCAACGGTCGGCAACCACGACGGCGGGCGCGCCCCAACGGGCCATCGCGAGGCCCAGGAGCGCCGCCACGTCCACGACGCGGGCGCCGAGTAAGGCAAGCTCCCCACGGGCCGCCATGCGCTCATACAGGCCCCCCACGTTGTCACGGCGCCCCCGGACCGCGAGGGCGGGCGTCTCGGGAAACGCCGCGAGGACCTCGAGCCGCCCGCACATGGGCCAATAGGCCGCAATTGCCGACATGGCCGCCGAGCTTCCCAAGTCCACGCCGAACACGAGCGGCCCCGTGGGGCCCGGGAGTATGTCGGCCTCAAGCGCGCCCCACGTCTCGGCCCCCAAGAGGACGGGGCGCTCGACGTCGGCCACACCTTGATTGAGCCGCAAGGCCCGGAAGCGGGCCAAGGCCGCCGCGTCCGCGCGGGCTCGGCGGGCGTCCGCCGTGATGGCGCGGCGCAAGTCCGGCCAATACGCGGCGCTCGGGTTGGCCCGCCGCCACGTGCGCGCCAGGTGGGGGGGCGCATCGGACGGGGCGGCGTATTGCTGGGAGTAGTCCGCGCCCCCGTCGAGCAAGCGCGAGAACCAGTGTTCGGACTCGGCGGGCCGAGTCCCGAGCGCAATGAGCCGCGAGCCCTCGACCTTCCCGAGCGACGTCACGAGGGCCGAGTACATGGCGTCCGACGTGTTCCCGGGCCACTGCGCGGGCTCGTCCGCGAGCACGAGGACGGGGCGTAGACCGTGGGCGCGCCGAGGATCTGAGCCGATGGCCTTGACGGTCGAGCCCGTGGGCTTGTGGCGCATCTCGGCGCGTTGGGGCGAGTCCGAGACGTTCCAGTCCCGAGGGGCGCCCTCGACGGCCGGGCCGAGGAACGCGCGCACGTCCGAGAACGCCACGCGGGCCTGTCCGAACGAGGACGCCACTATGACGACTTCGCCACGCGGGACGGCGAGCGGCCCCGCCGCCGCCGCCGCCGCGATGGCCCCCACGAGGCCGGTCTTACCGTTGCCGCGCGCGATGCTCAAGGAAGCGGTCGAGACGCCCGCCCGGAGGGCGCCGCGAATGAAACGCCGCTGCCACGGTAGGAGCGCGAGGGCGCCCCCCGAGCCGTGGCCTTGCGTGACCGTGAGCCCGCCTAACCATCGGATAGTTTCGGCCAGCATGGGAAGCTCGGGCGATATGGTGCGCTCATGGGGCCGTGGGCTGCTCTCGCGCGATGGTGCTCTCTTGCAACATGGCTGCTCGCCCTGGGTGGTGCTCTCCCGTTATTGGCTGCTCGTGCGTCATGGTGCTCTCGCCAAAGCTGGCTGCTCGTTGCGTATGGCGCTCTCCTGCTTTTTGGCTGCTCGGGGGGCGAGTACAGCAAAGGCAAGACTCCCCCCACGGTGGGCCGCGTGCGCGCTCGCGTTCGGGGCAGGGCTCCCTACGGGGCGGCGGCGGCCTCGCGCTCGGCCTCGGCGGCGTCGTCGGCCTCGACGACCGCGAGGGCGCGCTCGAAGATGCGCTCGCGCAAGGCCGCGCCGAGCAAATCGAGCGCGCCGCGTTCCATCTGGCAATCCCCAAAGCCCGGGAGCGGTCTATCGAACAGGCCCAAGACGATTTGTGCCACGCCCCCGAGCACGGCGTCCGGCCCGTCGCCATCGTCCACGCGTTGGGCCGCTTCAAGGTACTCCTCAGCGGCGACGATGGGATCGGTAAGCTCCTCTCGAATGTAGTCCTCGCGCTCGTACATCCACGCGAGAGTCCGTTCGGCCTCGACCCGGAGATGTGCGGCCATCTCGGGGGCGTTCTCGGCCTCGGGTTCCTCCTTGCAGATTCGCAGGGCCTCGTCGGTGCGCTTCACTTCCTCAATCGTTCGGTTCATCTCCTACTCCTTCTCCCGCCGTTGCGGGTATGTCCTATCTCGCGCGGCGGCGTTGGCCGCGCGGAAATCCTGAAGTGAGCGCCACGCAAGGCCCAAGGCCGTCGAGCGGGCGCGCAAGTCCTCGGGCTCGCCGTCCGCGCCGTCGTGGACTTTCGCGAGGCGGCCACGCAAGGCCGCGATGCTCGCCTGAATCTCCCGGGCCTCGGCGTCCCAGTTCGCGAGGACGTGTAGGCGCGTGGCTACCACGGGAGCGAGCCCACGCGGGCCTGTTCGACCCACGCCTCGACCGCCTCGGAATCCCACGCGATGGCCCGAGGGCCAATCTTCACGGGGCGCGGGAATGAGCCCTCGCGTATTCGGCGGTCTAGGGTGCTGCCGGAGAATCCGACAAGCGCGAGAACTTCGGGACGACGTAAGAGACGCATGAGCACAACCCCCCAGGGCGAGACTTGGCGCCCGTCTCGCGCTCGCTGGTGGCTTCATGCCTAAGGCATGGCCCGGCGGCGGGGTTGGTGCTCTTGGAAGCGGGCGCCCGTTGCCCCATAAAATACCACAACTTCCCATAACGTGCTACCCTCTAGGCGAGTACGCCCCCGTTAAAGAGCAGCGCCTCGACAGTGTAGGGTCGAGGCGCGGCAGAGGGCGACAACGAGGCAGCGTTGTCACCGTCGAATTATACCACTTCCGCCTCGGACGCGCCGAGTCCCACGGCCAAGCTCGCGCCGTTCTTCGACCGCTCGAACGTCCTCTACCGCTTCCGCCGCCGACTCTTGCCGCTTGTCGAGGACTGCGAGGCGGATCGCCCAATGGTGCGGCTCAAGGGCCGCCGTCCCTACGGCGTGGCCGCGCTC